TCTCCACCATATGCACTTATTGATTCTGCATTAGGATAAAAAGTTTGTGTTAAAGTTTCATAGTCTTTAACTGTAACTGCTCTATTTTGTGATTGATATTGTAGAGGTGCATTAAATCTAATTGAGTTATTACCTTGTGCAATACTTCCGCCTTGTGCTGTAGATACAGTTGAAATTGAAACATCTGTAAATCCACCTACTGTGCCACCTAAACTAAATGATGAAGCACCATTAGCTGCATCCTTATTAGTTACAATATATTCTAAAATTATAATGTTGCCATCTGTTACTGATTTACCTAAAACACCATCACCAAAATAAACTTCAAATCTGCCATCATCACATTCTTGTAAGAAATAAACTTTTGATGTTGAATCTAACTCTGTTAGTGTTTGAGATTTTGTATATGTATTTGTTGTTGTATCAGTAGATGAGTTTTGTACTTTAACTGTTAATAAATTTGTATCTGCTAAATTACTTGGTATAATAAATTTTTGGTCTACATCTGAAGAATCTACTGTGTATTGAAAATTAACATTTGTTCCTTCATAAATTGATACATTTGAAAACTTATAAACACCATCAGTTGGTTGCATTGTAATATCTTCATTTGTTAAAAAGGTATAAGTTATTCGGTCAATAACAGTAGTAAAGGTAGTTCCTTTTGCCATTGTAACTGAAGCAACAGTTGTAGGAACATTATTAAGAGTTATATCAATAGTTGCTAATGGTGATGTAACTGATGTAGGCGTATAGCCTAACTGTCTTGCTAATGCAACAACATTTTTACGAATGTCTGCACTATCAAGATATAATTCGTTTGATAACATGTTGGCATTAAATGATAGGTAATGTGTATTGTATGCTAACAAGTCTAACAATACTGACATACCTGAACCTTCAAAATCATAGTCTGAAAATTCTGCTTGATTTTGTAAGAATGTTTTTAGATTGTCTCTTATACCATCATAGTCTAATTCAGAAACATCTAGTCTATTACTAATTGCATTTGCCATTTTATCTTAATCTCTCTAAAAATGTGTCTACTATTACTGGTTCTTGTGAACCTTTTATTATAAAATGAATACTAACTCCATAAGCATTTTTATCTTCTTGATTATTAATTACAATATCACTTAAAGATATTCTAGGTTCATATTCATTCAATACCTCTGCAATTTTAAGTTGCATAAAGTGTGATGTTAATTCTGTCATAGGTTCAAATAATAAACCTCTGATACCAGAACCAATCTCTGGCCTAAATGGTCTCTCATAATTATTAGTATTAATTAAGTTTCGTACACTTCTCTTAATAGCTTCAGCGTCTGTAAGTTTATTTACATCTTTAGTTACTGAATTTAAACCAAAGTCTAAATCTAGGTCCTTGAAAGTCCTACTAGTTCTATTAGATTCGTTTGTATTTGTAGCGTCCCATTTTGGCATAACGCTAACTATTTATACAGACTAGGCTGTTCTTTTCCACATATAGACAACAATATATGGTTGAACATTATTATGAGCGCTTCCACTACCTGTATTTGATACAGTAGGATTAACATCATAGTTCTCTCCAGCTAATCTAGAATTATATTGATGATTCTCATAAGAGTGTCCACTTCTTGAAATATTTCCTGAAATTGTATGAGTATGAGCTGGTAATTCAGCAATAGATAATGTATGTGTTTTAGACCCACCTGTTTCTTCTGCCGTATCAAAGTCTGTATCTGAAGAATCAATACCTATAAGAACACGACCTGCACCGAAAGATGACCATGTACCAAATCCTAATAGTGTTGCTGGATTTGTTGCATTACTACAATTCATATAAATTGAACCTACAGGATATGCATTTGCAATTGTAGCAGTTACACCTGTTAATGTTGTAAATGAAACTTGACCACTACCATTTGTGGACATAACTTGTCCACTTGTGCCATCAGTTGTTGGCATTACATATGTACCATCTCCACCTAAATGTGTAAAGTTAGCATCCAATTCATCATGAGTTAATGCTGTTCCTTTAGTACCTCTTTTTGTTAATGCCATTTTTAATCCTCAATTGTTGTTTGATTTTCTACTGTATCACTAAAATATTGTCCTACATATGATTGTATAACATTATTTATAGTGCCTGGATTATTTTCTAAATAATCATCTAACACATATTGAAATAAAGATGTTTCAGTATTAAAATCTACATCTGGGTCTTTTATTTTAGTTTTATCAAAATTTAGTGAAACAGTTGTGCCTGTAAAAGCAATATTAACTGTCGTATCTTCATCTACACCAGTTGTAGTTATTGTACGAAAAGAATCTAAGTCGCTAGTTCTAAAAAAGGTAATACCATTTTCTGTAACTTCTGGCATTATAAACCACCTTGAGCCGCAAATACATTAGGAGAACCATGTGCAATTACTGTGGGGTGAAAACATGGTAAATGACCTGATGTAGGACTACCTTTTGTTGCAATAGGTTTTCCATTTACAAATACACTACCTTGTAATGGTACTGCTGTATCTGTGCATGCTGTCTTATCACCGAATCTAACAGTCGGTTGACCATTAGTAAATACATTAGGAGAACCTGATATAAATGGAGTTGCATGATAAGTTGATAAGATAGGCACACAAATATGACCTGCATGAAAATCACCTATTGCTAATGATGTACCACCTACTAGTGGTACGCCTGGTATTGGAATTGCTGTTGCTCTTGTTACCGGTCTACTCATATCACTATTTATACAATTAATGAAAATAAAGCTTGACAAACATTGCCGTATATGATAAGCTTCATTCATGAATATCGTACAAATATTAGACAATTTTGCCCTATGCACTCTTTTAGTGCATATATTATTTTCAATATATTTGACAAACCCTTATAAATCAATAACTTGGGCTACCGAAAAGTGCTTGACACGGCTTTAAAAATACCATATAATGGACACATGAATAAATTAAAACACACTAAAAAAACTGACTTTCAAAATACTCTAAATTTAGACAGTAAATCTCAATTAGCAAAATTACTTGCTACCGAGAATGTTACTGTTCAACATAATAATGTTGCTACTGCTTCTTTTGATGTAGGTAATAGAGTACTAACACTTCCTATATTTAAAATCAAAAATAAACATGTCTATGATATGTTGATTACTCATGAATGTGGTCATGCATTACATACTAAAGTTGATGACTGGTCAGAAATTGGGTCTGATGATAGATTGAGAATGGCAGTCAATATTCTAGAAGATACTAGAATTGATAAGATTATGCAAAAATCATATCCTGGTGTTGTTAATGATTACAAAAAAGGTTTTGATGTTCTTAATGATTCTAACTTTTATGGTTTAGATGATAATGACATAAATGAATTATCAGTATTAGATAAAATCAATATGAGGTCTAAATCTTTAGAAAGACTTGATATTGAATTTTCAGATGATGAATTAGAGATTGTAAAAAAAGTTGATAACATCAAAACTTTTGATGATGTTATGACACTTGCAAAAGATATTCTTGCATACCAAGAAAAAGAAGATAAAAAACAAATGATGAATCAAGGTGATATTTCAATGTCAGGTGGTAACAATGAAGACGCTGACGGCGAACAAGATTCAGATGAACATAAAGATGATGATGGCGAAATGAGAGATGAAGATTCTCATGATGATTCAGGTCAAGATTCAGAAGATGAAAAAGAAAGAAAAGAGGATGAAACTTATACAGAATATCAAGATAGATTACAAAAACTTGAAGATGAAAAAAGAGTTGAAGAAGAAATGGCAAAATCATCTATGGCGCCAAAAGAAATGCAAGATGATGATTTCGGTATTACTAATCAACAATTTGAAAAATCAGTTCAACAATTAACTCAAACTGATAAATCAAGTAAAAGAGCTTATGCAAATCTGCCTAAGGCAAAACTAGAAAATACTATTGTTAGTTATAAACAATGGTTCAAAGACTTCGGTGATTCAATTGACCAAGAACATAATTCAAAATACAAATCTGAAATGACTAACAGATATTCTAAATTCAAATCAGACAGTATGAAAACTGTTAATTATCTAGTCAAAGAATTTGAAATGAAAAAGTCTGCTACTGCATATAAAAGAGCAAGTACTTCTAAGACAGGTGTTATTGACCCTATGATGTTAAGTAAGTACAAATTCACAGATGATATATTCAAAAAATTGACTATCGTTCCGGATGCTAAGAATCACGGTATGATTATTCTAGTTGATTGGTCAGGTTCTATGTCTGATGTATTACCTTCTGTTATTCAACAGTTGATGAACCTTGCTTGGTTTTGTAGAAAGATTAATATTCCATTTGAAGTTTATGCTTTCAGTAATTATTACGGATATGATTATGATACTAGAAGTAGAAATTTAACAGAATCTTTTGACTTGAAATCAGGTGATATCAATATGAAAGATTTCAAACTAGTAAATTTCTTATCTCACAAAATGAATAATCAAGATTTTGAACACGGCATGTTAAACATGTACTTAACACTAGAATGTGTTGATTACAGAGGTTATGCTTCTAAAACAATTATTGATTGGTCAAATTGTATAGACGGCGATTATATACAAAGACCTATTAGTTTGCCTTCATGTATGCATTTAGGTTCTACTCCTTTGAATCAGGCACTTGCTACTATGATTGACATTATTCCAAAATTCAAGTCTAAATACAATATTGAAAAATTATCATTCATTACATTGACTGATGGTGCTTCAGATAGTGGCGAGGGTATTGTTGATGATATAACTTATGATGAACAAAATAAAAATAGACAGATTCATACTAAAAATGTTGATGGTAGATTAGTTATCAATGTTAAAGGTAAAAACTATGATTTACAATCTGCTAGTAAGTTCGGTTACGGTTCTGAAAGAATGACTACACTATTACTTGAAATAATCAAACAAAAATTCAATACTAATAACATTGGGTTCTTCTTAATTGCTCAAAAGTCTAGAAGAAACCTAACATGGGCTGTTGATAGTTATGATTCTAAAGGAAACTACACAGGTTATGACTTAGATTCAGTTATGAAAGACTTAACTAAAGATAATGTTCACTTAACAAGTAAATCAGGTTATGACAAGTACTTTATTACAGTCGGTAATACAAAAGTTCAATCTGCTGACTTGACAAGTCTTACTTCAGGCGCTAAAACTTCTGATATTAAGAGATTATTCAGAAAATCTATGACCGGTAGACTGAAATCCAGAGTCCTACTCAATAATTTCATTGAAGAGGTCGCATAATCGTGATTTTTAATGAGAATCAGTCGCATTTAGTCAAAAATATGAAAAAAAGTGCGATATTAACCGGAAAAAGCTTGACAGACGCTCAAAAACAGCGTATAATGGACACATAAACTATGAAAAACACAAATTTTAATGACGGAGACACAAAAACTATGAAAACTATGACATCAAAAGATAAAAAACAAGCATTTATTGACGCTTGTATGGCAAAATTTGAATCTGATTCAAACGGCGACCATATCTTGACTATTGACCAATTAAAAGATGTTGCTTCTACCTTCGGTATGAAGTATGCACCTCAATGGATTGTAAAAAATCCTGTAAATAAAGTAGGTAAGGGACTTTTCAAGTTACCTGCCCTAGGTGAAATCGTATCAGTAGACGCTTCTAGACTAGTTCAAGCTGCTGAACAATATGAATCACCTAAAACTGAAACAATTCAAAATACTGAAACCAAACAAGAGGCGGCTTATGTTGTTTCTAGTTTGACAGGTAATATCGTGCCTGAAAAAGACCCAAACTTCGTAACCTTCGGCGATTACAGTTCTGTAAAATCTATTATCGCCTCTAAGAAGTTCTATCCTATCTTCATTACCGGTCTATCAGGTAATGGTAAGACATTGGGTGTTACACAGGCATGTGCTGAAAAGAAAAGAGAAATGATTAGGGTCAATGTTACAATTGAAACTGATGAAGATGATTTACTAGGTGGATACAGATTGAGAGACGGTCAAACTGTTTGGCAAAATGGTCCAGTTATTGAGGCAATGGAAAGAGGTGCTGTTTTACTTCTTGATGAGATTGACCTTGCAAGTAACAAGATTATGTGTTTACAACCTATACTTGAAGGCAACGGTGTATTTGTTAAGAAGATTAACAAGTTCATTAAACCTCAATTAGGATTTACAGTTGTTGCAACAGCGAATACTAAAGGTAAAGGTTCTGAAGACGGTCAGTTTATCGGGACTAATGTTCTTAATGAGGCGTTTCTAGAAAGATTCCCAATTACATTTGAACAAAAATATCCTTCAGTTAAAATTGAGACTAAAATTATCTCTAAAATGCTAGAGACTGAAAATGTTAAAGATGATGATTATGCAACCAATCTTGTAAATTGGGCTGACATTATCAGAAAAACTTATACTGAAGGTGGTGTTGATGAAATCATATCTACTAGAAGATTAGTTCACATTGCTAAGGCATATTCAATCTTTAGAAACAAACTAAAAGCAGTTGAAGTATGTACTAACAGATTTGATGATGATACTAAAACATCATTCATTGACTTGTACACTAAGATTGATTCTGGCGTAAATCCTGAAGATTTAATGTCTAATGAATCAGATGAATCAATTGCCGATGAGGTTGAGGCAGATGAGGATATCATCTAAAATATCTCATTTCATAGTGTGTCCAGAGGCCGGTATCATACCGGTCTCGCCACATATAAATAAGAATTACAGGAGAAAA